AGTGTTGCACGAAGACATGCTTGGCTCCAACTTCATGCTTCAGTTCAACGAATCGCTGCGGTCGCTTCACGTTTTCGGGACGTGCAATCTCTTTACGGAGTGGGGGTTTGTCAGGCCCAAAGAAGAGGAGCGCCAAGAAGGCGGGTTGAACTATAAAGACTTCGACATCGCCATGTATCAGATTTTGGAGAACGCCGAAGGCCGGGTTGACAACATGATATTGTCGTTCATTTTGACGGCCCGGCAATCTGCGCAGAAGTTTGGCGTGGACAACCTTGGCGACCTACTCAGGAAGGCGTTGGAAAAACCCGAAACGCAGAACGAGCCGTTTGAGTTCATCCATTACGTCGGGCCGCGAGAGGACGGGAACCCGCGCTTTGCGGATAGCCGCAATATGCCTTTCAGGTCGGTGTTTGTCGATGTCAAAGACAAGTTGATTGTGGAGGAAGGGGGGTTCAGGGAGTTCCCCTTTGCCGTGGCACGCTGGTCGAAAAGTTCGAGCGAGAAATACGGTCGCGGCATAGGAACGGAAATTCTTCCCGTGGTCAGAACCATCCAGCAGGTATGGAGGGATTTTGTCGAGTGCGGCAACCGGCACAACAATCCGCCCAGAGAGGTACTGGATACATTTGAGGGCATCGTGGACATGACGCCGGGCGCAACCAACTTCGTCCAGGAAATGGGCAGCATCAAAGCCGTAGAGGGTGGGTTGCTCGGCAACTTCCCAATCAACGAGAAGGTGATGGAGTTTTTGCAGGGGATTATCCACAAGGCGTTTTTCCGAGACATTTTCGCCCAGTTGATGAATTTGACGGGCGATCGGCGCACCACCGTCGAAATCCGCGAGAGGATAAAAGAGGGGCTGCGCAGGCTTGCGTCACCGATGGCTCGGATGCAGGCCGAACTTCTCGACCCGACGATTACGCGGTCGTTGCTTCTGGAGATTCGGAACGGAAAGTTGCCACCTCCACCGCCCGAACTGGCAGGTCAGGAGTTGACCATCGAATACAAGGGCGAACTGGCCCTTGCGCTCAGGGACCAGCAAGCCAAGGGGTTCCTGCAATTCGCCTCCGTCCTCTCCGAGGTGGCCGCCTTCTATCCTGGGGCCATTGACATACTGGAATTTGATGACGGCTTGCGCGACGTAGCCAGGTCGCAGGGGGTCAAGACAAGGCACATCGCCACTGACGAATCCGTTGCCGCGAAGCGCGAGGCTCGGCAGCAACAGATGGCAGCCCAGCAAGCGTTGGAGTTGGGCGCGGCGGCGGCTCAGGCAGCGGGGCAGACGAGCAAGGCGCCGGAGGAGGGTAGCCCCGCCGCCGAGGTTATGGCGGCGCTGAAGGAATAGCACCGTGCCCAAGAAGATGAAAAGGGCGCTGAAGGCGAGAGCCAAAAAGAGGTTCGGCTCGACGACTAGCAAGAGGGCCAGAAGGTATATCTATGGGGCGATGCGCAAAAGGGGTTGGAAGCCGAAGCGGAGGAAAAGAAAAAGATGACGCCGGACGAGCAGAAGAAAATCGCGGCGGATTACCGGACCGCCTTTCACGGCCCGCAAGGTGAACGGGTCTTGAAACACCTGGCAAACCACTGTTTCGAGGACCGCAAGACATACGTGGAGGGCAGTCCCGATAAAACCGCCTTCAACGAAGGCAGGCGTTCGGTATTGCTGGGAATACGGAACATGCTGAAAGTGAACCCTAACGAAGGAGGAGCCTAAAGATGGCTGAACCAGGAGAAGGCGAAGGAGGCGGAGAAGGCGCAGGCATTGGGGTCGTGGATGCGGAAGGAAACTTTCAGGAAGGATGGCGGGACAGTCTCGATGAGGGTATCAGGGGCGAAGCGTGCCTCGACAGGATCAAAACCCTCGGAGACATGGCGAAGTCTTATGTATCCGCCCAGAAGACGTTCGGGGCGAACAGGGTGGTCGTGCCGGGCGAAAAGGCCACGGACGAGGAATGGGATGCGTTCTACACGGCGGGGGGCAGGCCCGGTGCGCCAGAGGGATACAACCTGCAACGGCCGGAGGATTTGCCGGAAGAACTTTTCGACGAAGCGATTGTGACCGAGGCCAAGACGCTTTTTCACAAAATCGGCCTGAATCAGAAACAGGCCGACGCGCTTCTGGCGTTCGACGCGACGCGGGCACTGGCGGGAAGAAAGGCCGGTGAGGATGCCGAAACGATGCGCGTGAAGGAAACGGGCGACGCGCTTCGCAAGGATTGGGGTGTCAACTACGACCGGAACGTGCACTTGGGCAACGTGGCAATCGAAATGGGGGTGGATGGTAACGCGGAACTGAAGGCCCGCGTCGTGGGGCGATTCGGCAACGACCCGGACTTTATCCGGTTCGCGTCTGCCATAGGCGCGCAGTTCGACGAGCACAAGATTGTCCACCAGTCCCAGTCTGCAAGGGAAACGGCCGGGCAGTTGGATACGAAGATTCAGGAAGCGATGGCATCGGAAGCGTACAACGACCGCAAGCACCCGCAGCACAAGTCGCAGGTGGCGCTTGTGACGGAACTGCATAAGAAAAAAGCAGCAGCATCAGGGGGACAATCGTAAGACCCCCCGCAACCGGATAGAAGTGGGATAACCCGAACGTAACCCGTTCGGTTCCCAAAGATGGCGGTAGCCCGCCCGCCCACTCAGCGCATGAGAGGGAAGCCCCCTAACCGGACAACCTTTCCGAAGCGGATAAGTTGAATCGCGCAACACGGAAAGGAGCCGGTGATGGCTATTACACTGAGTGGGGGCATCCCCACGTGGTTTGTTGATCAAGTCAAAGGCACGCTTTACCACGTCTGTCAGCAGAGGGACTCCCGGTTTGCCAAGGCTGTGCGGGTCGAACCCGTCCTAAGCGCTGCGGCCAAAGGGTTCGACATGATGGGCGACTTGTCGCTCGTCGAGAAAACGGGCCGCAACGTGGACACCCCCACGGTTGACCCGACGACCCAAAGGCGTTGGGTTCAGACCACGCCGTATCACAACGCGGTCCTGTGGGACAAAGACGACGACCTCCAGACGCTCCTCGACCCGATGTCGGACTTTGCCACCGCGCTTCGGCGGGCCGTCAATCGGAAGAAGGACGACATCATCCTTGCATCCTTTGATGCAACGGTCACGTCTGGCAGGCGTCTCGGAAGCACGATCACCTGGGCGGCCCAGAGCGGCAACACCAAGTACACGGAGTCGTCCGGTGGGCGAACCATTCCCTTCGATTGCTCCGAAGGCAATTGCGATGCGTCCCAGGTGGGCATGACGGCGGAAAAGGTCCAGTTGATAAGAGAGTATTTCACCAAAAACGAGGTGGACGAGGGCACTCCGCTGTGGTGCGCCATCTCACCGCGTCAGAAGACCAGCCTGCTCGGTCAGCAAGAATACAGCAGCGGCGACTACAACACGACCAAGCCGTTGGCGACAGGCGAGATCATCTGGAATTGGCACGGACTCAACTGGATCGTGAGCAACAAAATCGTCAAGGGCACCACCAACGACGTGGACGGCAGCGACGACGTGTATGAGTGCTGGGCCTGGGCGGGCGATGGAATCATTCTCGGTGTGCAGGACGACATCACGGTTGAGATGTCCATACGCGATGACCTGTCTTACTCACAACAGATTTACGTCCATATGAATCTGGGCGCCATGAGGCACGACGAGGACAAGGTTCTCAAGGTTGAGTGTCAGTAGGAACGGGCGAAAGTGCCTGACGCCTCCGAAATCGGGCACGAATCTAGCGGGGTAATCCCGCAGAAAGGATGTGGAAGATGGCTATTCTACAGAAGCCAGCGTTTCAGGCAGGTATTCTGAATGGGGAAATTACGGAACCCTATCAGAGCATCTACGAGGACAGCACGACCCAGAACTGGATGCTCGGCACGAAGTTGGAGTTTCCAACGCAGGGTCGCGTGTTTCGTTACGCCAAGGCGGGCGGGTCCCCCCTGGTGCAGGCGCGTATGAACCAGAGTGGCGTTACCGCCACCACCTACTACACCGCGATTGTGCAGGACGGATACCCGCGGACTGTGGGCGACAAAGACATCACGGTGCTGGTCACTACCGGCGCGATTGCAGGGACGGCGACCGGCTATGCCGAGAACGCCTTCTCCGGCGGGTGGTTGAACTGCAACAAGGTGTCTCCGGCCGTTCTGGGGGACATCTACTACATCCTGGCGTCGAAGATGGTTGACGAGACGCACATCGACCTGAAGTTGGCGACGCCCTGGCGGAACACGATGTTGGCAACGGGTGAAGTCACTTTGACGTGCAGCAAGTTTTACGGCAGCCTCGTATTCGCCGCCTACGATGCTACGGCTCCGGCGAACGGCGTTGCGCTGTGTCCGGTAGCCGCCAACGAGTTCTACTGGTCGCAGACCAAGGGACCTGCCCCGCTGCTGGTGGATGGGTCGGAAACCTATGACATCGGGTGCATGATCTCTTGCCCGGTGACGTTGGGGACTGCCGGTGATGCCGGTCATCACGAACTCACAACTGCCGAAGTCTTGCGGCAGCCGTGGGGTGTCTGCATGGAGATTGCAACGGACGGTGAGCCGGGCCTCGTGGACCTGATCCTTGAGTAGTTGGGCCAAGAAAACGGAGGGCAAGGGGGACCGCAAGGTTCCCCCGGCCCCTCCCAAACGGGAAGGAGTTGGAGATGAGTTGGAAAAAGACGAAAGCACTGATTGGACTGTTGCTGGTCCTGGCCTTCGTCGGCCGGGTTGAGGCCGTGCCGATTGCTCAGGCCGAGGAACGGCTTGGCAACTACACCGGCCCCTCCAGCGGCACCGCGCAGGACGACAACGTGAAAGCGTCCCTCGACTTGCTGCACAGCAAGGTCGGCGGGAGCGTGGACAACATCGGCACTGGCAACGTGTTCTATGTGGACTCGAACGTGGCGAGTGAGGGTGCAGGGACCAGTTGGATTGGCGCCAAAGACACCCTCGACGAAGCCGTTGATTTATGTACCGACAACAACGGCGACGTGATTTACGTGGCTCAAGGCCACAACGAGAACTGGAACTCGACCGACTCGGCGAACCTCGACGTTATCGGGATTACCGTCATCGGTTTGGGAACCGGCACCAACCGTCCGCGCTTCGATTACGATACCGCGGACGCCGAACTGGTCATCGGTGCGGCGAACGTCAAGATTTACAACCTGACGTTTCAGCCCGGTTTGACCGCGGTGGTTCACGCCATCGAGGTTGAGGCGGACGCCGACGGTTCCATCATCGACAGTTGTGAGTTTCTAAGCGGCGAGTCCGAAACCGACGACGAGTTCATCGACGCCATTCAACTCGCCACGGCTGCCGACGACATGATTATCAGCAACAACGTCGCTACCGAAGTGACGGCGGGCGCCAATACGTGGCTCGATGCGTCCACGGGCATTGTGGACAACCTGGTTGTCATCGGCAACCGCGTTTGGGGCATTTATGCCGAGGGCGGGCTTTACAGCAACAAAGCCTGCACCCAATGCTACATTGCCGACAACGAAGTGACCAACCTCAGCACCGGCATTGCGGCGATTACGTTCTCCGGCAATGCCACCGGCACGCTCGTCAACAACTACGCTTCCTCGGACACGCCCGGGACCATCATTGACCCGGGCTATATGCAGCAAACCGGGAACGTGGAGACCGACGAAGGTGCCAACGAGGACGCCGACCAGGCCCCTGCTTGGTTTGGGGCGGCTGCCGGTACGGGCGCTTATCCCATCAACGTCGAGGACGATTCGCTCATTGCGAAGATTCTCACGATGGACAATACGGGCGTGGCGACGATTGCCGATTTCAGCAATGCCACCATGTCGCTGGAAGCGCTCAACGTTGACCTGGATGCGATTCTGGCGGACACGGGAACTGACGGTGTTGTGCTTGCCGCCGATGCGATTACCGCCGCCAAAATAGCGGCTGATGCTATCACGAACGCGGAAATCGCCAACGATGCTATTGGTGCTACGGAAATCGCGGATGCGGCGATTGACGCTGCCACCTTTGCGGCTGGTGCCATTGCCGCAGCAGGCATCGCCGACAACGCCCTGGATGCAGCCACGTTTGCGGTAGCCATCAAGCCGCCGCAGGTAGTGCTCAAAGCCAATGCCGACCTGACCGGCTACGACGATGCTGTCTGGTTTACCGTCACCGGCGACGTGCTGGTTCGGATTGTCGGTGTGGTAGGCAGTACGGGGATTACGTCCTCGTCCGGCACGACCGCCTTCACGCTCGGAACAACTGAGGATCCCGATGCGATTATCGCGTCTACGGTGGTTGACAATGGGGATTTCGCCGCGACGGACGTATGGGTGGACAACAACCCGGAGGACGATGCTCAGGTAATGACCGCCACCGAATGGATTGTTCTCGGTGGCGGCGCCGACATCACCCTATTCAGGGATGTTGACGACATAGCCGCTGGAACCCTGACGTTGTATTGCTACTGGGTTCCGCTCAGCACAGATGGCGCGGTGGTGGCGGGACCGTAAGGCTTGAGTTGCAGATGTGTCTGGAAAGGGCGGGGGTTCCCTTCTCCGCTCTCGCCCTTTCCACATTTTTGGGGTGAGCGATGGCATACAGCGAAACCCTTATCGTCAACCTCGCCCTGGCGCGGATAGGGGCGAAGCGCATCAGCGACCTGGCGGCCGGCACATCCCTGGAAGCCATCCAGGGACGCACGCATTACGAGCACACGCGGGACGCCCTTCTTCGCTCTCACCTTTGGCGGTTCGCGACGGCGCGGGCCGAGTTGTCCGAAGATACCGACACGCCGGATTTTCAGTGGGGCCACCAGTTCATTCTGCCCGCCGACTTTCTGCGCGTGGGCACTCTCTACAACACAACGGCGTCGTATGCCGTGGAAGGCCAGCGTTTGCTCACGGATGATTCGGCGGTTGACCTGGTTTACATCAGGAAGGTGGCGAACCCCACCGAGTTCGACCCCCTGTTTGTCGAGGTGCTGGTCCTCAAGTTGGCGATGGCGATGGTGATGCCGCTGGCGCAAGACAAGGTGCTCAGGCGGGAGATTCAAGACGAACTGGCGGGCGTGATGTCTAAGGCCCGCGTGGTCAACTTGCAGGAAATCAACACGGTTGGCCGCGACGACCGGAATACTTGGCTCGACGCTAGGGTTTGATTATGCCCAATGTGGCGGTAACGAGTTTCAATAACGGGGAAGTCACTCGGCACATCGACGCGCGGGGTGACGTGGAGAAATATGCGTCCAGTTGCCGCACGCTGGAGAACATGCTGCCCTTGATTTACGGCGACGCGGCACGGCGGCCCGGCACGAAGTATATCGCCACGGCGAAAAACAGCCCGCAAGGCGTCCGCCTCGTCCCCTTCATTTACTCCTCCGAAATCGCCTACATGTGCGAATTCGGCGACCTCTACATTCGGTTCTATCACGACGGTGCGCCGCTGCTGGATGTTGGCGGCGTTCATGTCGAGACCGCTTCGCCCTATCTGGTTGCCGATTTGCCGCAACTGCAATACCGGCAGATTGCCGACACGATGTGGCTGGTTCACCCGAACTACGCGCCGCAGAAACTGACGCGCACGACTGTGACCTCGTTCTCGCTGGATGAGATTGTGTTTGAGAACGGGCCGTTCCTCACCCGAAACGACATCGCCGAGGAAGATGACGTGACGATGACATCGAGCGTGACGACGAAAGCCGCCACTGGAACATTGACGGCTTCCGCCGCCACGTTCGAGAACGAGCACATAGGGGCGCTGTGGAAACTTGTTCAGCCGCGCGCCAACACGGTCGTCACATTGGGCATCACTGCGATTGACGAGAGCGACGAGTTGGCCGTCAAGGGCACGTTTACTTTCACGACCCACGGCACCTGGACAGCGACGGTGGTGTTGAAACGCAGCGCGGACGGAGGGACTACGTGGGACGCATACCGGACCTGGATTGGCGTAGATGATAAGAATGTCTCGTTTGCGGGCACCGAAACCGAGGACGATATTCTGTATCGAATCGACGTGACCGCCTGGACGAGTCACACGACCGCCACAGCCGACTTGTCTGTTGATTTGTCCACGCAGGATGGCATTGTCCGCATTGACGGCATTGCCTCTCCGACAGTAGCGAACATCACGGTCCTGTCGGCCCTGGCATCCACGAATTCCACGACGCGGTGGGCGGAGGGCGCTTGGTCGCGCGTTCGCGGGTATCCCACGGCTATCACGTTCTTCGAGAGCCGCATCATCTACGGCGGGACCGACTACGAACCCCAAACCCTTTGGCTGAGTGCCACGGACGATTACGAGGATTTTGAGGCCGGGGTGAACGACGCGGACTCGTTTTCCGTGACGCTGGCCGCGACGAACCGGATTCGCTGGATAGAAGCCCTGGAAACCCTGGCTATCGGCACGTCCGGCGACGAGTGGCGCGTGTCGTCTGACAAACTTGACTCGCCGCTCACGCCCACGAACTTCGGCGCGAAGATACAGTCCACCTACGGCGGGAAGGACTTGCAGGCCGTCCGGGTCAATACGGCTGTCCTGTTCGTGGATTATGTCGGGCGGAAAGTCCGCGAGTTCACGTTCAGCGCCGACCAGCAGAAGTATGTGGCCCCGGATCTTACGGCCCTGGCCGAGCACATCACCGAAAGCGGCATCGTCAGCCTCGCCCACCAGAAAAGCCCCGACTCGATTCTCTGGTGTGTCCGGGCCGACGGAACGTTGCTCTCGATGACCTACGAGCGCGAGCAGAACGTCGTGGCCTGGGCGCGGCATCTGGTCGGGTTGACGCAAACCGAATCTACCGACGTGGACCTCACGGTGATTTCGGCGGTGGACGCTTGGGGCAATATCGTCACTGGTTCCGGCGGCAGCCTCGGAGTCATGCTTTATGACCAAGCGTATCAACAGATTCTTCGGACGCGCAGTCCACCTTATAGTTTTACTTACCACGTTCACCAGGACATCAACGGCAACTTCTATACCGGGCAGAAAGCAGCCGGTGCCGGCACCCCGGTCAAACTAAACCCGCAACTTGAGGTTGTCACCGACTGGCCCGCTTACACGAACTGGGGGACGAGTTCATCATATTATGTGTATTCAGTCCGACCCACACACGACGGGGAATACGTTTACGTTGTGAGTCAACACGGCTCCTACATCGCAGTTACGAAGTTGACGGCGGATACCGGCGACCTGGTGTGGCGGCAGGTGAGCGCAGGCTATACCGCTCCACCCTACGACATTGGCGTGTTAAGCAACGGTGACGTTATCGTGCCGAACTGGATTCACTATCCGGCGAGCATCTTTTTCCCCATCATCCTGGCCTCGGCGGACGGAACGCGCGTCTCGAACTATTACGACGCGACTTCATTGACCAATCGCGGCGGCGGGGGGAACTATCGCATCTGCGTTGTGGAATCAATTGGCAAGTGGTTCACGTGTGGAGTCAACCGAGCAACGGACGAGGTTCGCGGCGCTGTCATGGCGTTTCATCTGGGAGACACGTACCAACTAAACAAGGCGTGGAACTTTGACCCCGTGCCGGGGAACGGCACGAATACTTGCCTGGGCGTGGTCTATAAGGATGGCTACGTTTACGCCGTCGGGAACCGCGTCGTTTACGGCGGTGGCTATGCCTGCGTTTGGAAAATCAACGCCGAAACCGGCGCGTTGGTGGCCAGCGCCGACCTGGGGTTCGGTCTGCAAGACATCTTCTTGAAGAACGACCTGACCCTCGTGGCGGTGCGCGAGAGCAACACCGACACCTGGACGGAACTCACCGACGACTTGGTAGTTATCAGCCAGACGGATAGGGACGTGGCCCCCGTCACCAACCAGACCATCTGGCGGGCGGAAGCCGTGCCGGACCCCATCTTCTATCCCGGCGCTCCGACCGTGAACATCCTTTACGCAGAAGCCACCGGCGCGGTCGAGAGCGTGGCGACCATCCCCGGAGATACCGAGGACGAAGTATGGATTTCCGTCCTTCGGACTGTCAATGGTTCGACGGCGCGCTATATCGAGCGGATGCAGCCGCGCACGTTTGACGAACAGGCGGACGCCTTCTTTGTCGATTGCGGAATCATCTATGACGGCGACCCCACAGACACCTTCACGGGGCTAGACCACCTTGAAGGCGAAATCGTTGCCGTTCTCGGCGACGGAGCGGTGTTTGCCACTGAGGAGGTGAGCGGCGGCGCCATCACGATTGCAAACGAAGTGTCCAAGGCAGCCATCGGGTTGCCGTTCAGGTTCACCCTGAAACCGATGCGCCTCGACCAGTTATACGCGAACGCCCCGCGCGGCGCGAGCAAAGGCA